GTATGGGGCCGGGAACGGTTCCAACAGCGGCAACGGTGGCGACGGTGGTGCAAACACGGGCGGCGGTGGAGGAGCAAGTATCGTCAACACGACCACCCTCCAGTCCGGTGATGTCGCTAAGGCTGTTGCAGTAGCGGCGTTACCCGTGGTGCTACCCGACGTACCAGAAGCGTTACCAGTCACGTTCCCGGTCAGAGGACCAGAGAACCCGGTGGCTGCCAGCACCCCGGTAGCAGCGTTGTAGTCCAACGCAGCGTCAGTCTTCGGAGCCAGGTCGCCTGTCTCTGACTCAAACAGAGCCACTGAACAGGTGGTGTTGGTCGTGTCAGCGACCGTGATAGTCGTAGGTACAGCCGCCGGGACGGCGGCCCACTCAGTGTCGCCGTCGCCCTGCTTTACGAGAACATGGTTAGTCGAAGCAGTAGCAGCCGTCGTAGCACCGACACCCAGTTTCGTTTCCAGCGCAATAAGCGCACCAGAAGCATTCGTATGAACTTCGTCGTGAAGAAAGCCAGCGTCATCCATCTCAGTGGACGCACTGGGAGAAGGCTGTTGCGTGGACGTGTCCAGTGTCGTCGGATAAGCGGTCGCCATGCTACGAAACCGTGATGGTTACCGTCAGGGTCCACTCTGAGCCCGACGCCTTGGTGCCCAGGGAGGCCACCTTACGGTTCAGGGCCGTGCCAGTGTCCTCGCCGCCGACACCGCTAGTGGCACTGCGGATACTCCACTCCTCCCAAGCAAAGTTGCCGTCGCCAGAACCCCACACAGACTTCCAAGTCGTTGTCTGACCCGACCGGGACGGGAACGTGGACTCCATCGACTGGTAATCCCTGGCGGAAGTACCCGCCTGGAGCCCCGTCTGCGCCGCAGAAGCGGCCGTGGTGCTGGTACCCACCCCGATATAACTGCCTGTGCCGTAAACGGTCACAGAACCGATACCGCAGAGGAGATCCAACAGGTTCTGGATCCCCCCATTCAGGAGAAGGTTGTCCTCAGTAGTGATCGTGTCATCAGGTGGGAGGCCCAAAGCCCGGTCAGCGGCATGGTGCCACTTCTCAACCGTGGCTACTACACCCCAGTCTTTGGAGTCGATGACATCAGGTGCGTTCATAGATCCTCACTATACATCGGTCACGGGACGGCCACCAGATAGGTGACCGCCCCGTTGCCGGATCAAGAACTACGCCGGGTTACGGCGCAGCCGATGTGGTGTTGGTCTGGTGATCGTGTGGCTCACGCAAGGTGAGTGTCACGGCCGCCGTGTGTCCACCCGAAGTGGTGATCGCATACGTCGCCTTCATGTACTGCTTGTATACGTCCATTCGGATGTAAAGGGTTGAACTGTCGTCGTCGTGGGCGATGACAGGCAGCGAACCGTACTCAACAGTGTTGGTACCGCTGCTGTCGTCTGCGCCCTCAAATCGGAATCCACCGGCAACGAACGAAGCGTTCGCACCGATAGCGCCCAATACGACTTCCAGGACAACGGGCCCGGGCTTGTCGACCTGAACCCAACCGGTGTTGCCGCTCGCCGCAATAGCAGTTGTTGCGAGAAGTACGCCACCAGTTGCGTCCTGGACAAGTGTGCCTGGACCGACTGTGGTTGACGATTGCGCCATGTTTCAGCCTCCTATGCTTCCGTGAGGCCGGTATGCCTCACAATGGATAGAGGGTTGTAAATGGCCAGGCCCGGGTAAACCTCTACCCGACCCAAGTGCCCAGGGGCTGCCTCAGTCTCACCAAAGTCTATTACGTCGAACGACCCGCCCAGGCCCAGAAGGCCCGTCACGTTCTCGTCCTCGCCATAGGCGATGTAATAGATGCTTGAAGTGACACTGCTTGATCCCTGCGTCTCATCGAACGCAAGAATAGCAGCACCTGTTGAATCATCACCGATGATCCGAACGGGAATCCCGTTCCATTGCAGAATCTGGCGGCCAAACCGGTCATCCCCTATGTCAAGTAGGGAGAAATAACCGCCGGTGTTGCGACCAAGGGTCGTCAACTTGCGCCGGATAAAGCGGTTCATCAGGATGACATCAGCACTGGACTGGCTACGCAAAAGATCGTGCGCCTCGTCCATCTTCGCCAACGTGAGGGGTCCACCATTCGTTGCCTCAGCAATCGTCTGGCCTAGCCCCTCTGTGATAAGGGAGTTGATCCCCTTGAAATCCTTGGCGGTACCAGTACCGTCGAAGAAATACTTGTCGTAAGTCCTGGACATGGCCTTTGCGAACTTGGCATACTGCCTGGCTTTCGCAGAAACAACATTCCCACGGACACGAATCAAATAGTTATCGACAAATACCTCGCCACCAAGGATAGCCGTGCCGAAATACCGCTCCGTGTCAGTGCCGAAACTACGAGTGTAGGATTCGTTCACATCACGGAAAGCGGGTGTCGGCAGGCTGTTTTCGACCTGCACCTTGAGAGCGTTTCCAGAGATGGCGGTCTGCGGAAGCATCTCAAGAATCGGAGATTCCTGGATCAGGGTCTCAATGACCCCACGCTTCAACTGATCGTCACCATATTTCGCCGCTTCAAGGAGGGTCACGCTGCCGCTTGGCATATTGCTGGCCTTCCTGTGGTTAGTAGGTGATTATCGGAACCCTCTAACGACGGCGCTTGCTGGTCTTGTTCTCCAACGCCCACTCAATGGCCTGAACACCGGTCAGTTTCTCCGGGTTGATCGCCGGAGTTGGCTGGCCGGACATTGCGCCCACCGTGCGGGCCCTGTTGAACGCCTCAGCATCGGCATGAGAACCAGAATCGGGTGCCGGGCCAAGGAAATCCTCAACCTGGCGATCCAACTCGTCGCCCTCATAACCTCGCCGTACTAGCAGGTCCCTGGCCAACTCCTCTTGCTGACCACGGCGATCCTCATGGATCTCCCTGGCCCGCTCCTCAAGTTGGCCTATGTCGACGCCGTCCAGATCCGTGGGCTTCACAAGCGACAAACCGTGCTGCTGAATAACCTCTTGGGCTTTCAGGCCAGTAAGTTCGCTTCTAAGCGATTTGTTCTGTTCTAGCGTTTCCTCCAACTTTTGTCGGAGGGTACCTCCCGACATCTCAGAAATCGCTTCGTCGGTGTCGAATGGCATATGTGTCTCCTGGTCTCTTACGCTCCCGGACCCCAGGGGTATCCAGGAGGATGTGTACATTCAAGTATAACTGACACTGCGTTGTCAATAGCGGACGCCGGGGCCTCTTCTTCCGGGTTCCACCAACCGGCCGCCACGACCAGCAACCACACCGAACTGGCCGGAAGGAGCCGACAGGGCCTGTTCGGCCTGGACTCCTCTGACCAGCAGGTCGGTTTCTTCCGGCCTGGCCAGGAATCTTGCCTCCTCAAAGTCCTGCTGAGTGAACCTGTCAGAAGTCATGTTGGTCCTGGAGATCATGGAGTTCATCAGATCGCCCTGGTTGGCGTATTGACCGTAGGCTGTCAAAGCCTTCGCTCTCGTTATCCCAGCGTTCCTGATCTCCTTGACACGCTCCAGGGAGGGAGCCACCAGGCCCACCTCCTCAGCAGCCCCGCCTATGAGGGCGTACTGGACAGACTGGACTATCTCGTCCAAGTCCAGGAACGACTCGCCGTCAGCAGAGTCACCCAGATACAGCGCCTCCACCAATGCCTGAGCCTGGTCATTGTCCAGGCCACGGATCCTGGCCACTGTTCCAGCGGGAACCGTCCCATCTATTTCCATTTCGGAGATAGTTTCCAGGGCAGTTTGCAGAGAGAAGTCGGTAACCCGGGCCACGAAGTCCTCGTAAGAGAAGTCCGACGCCAAGATGTTCCGGTTGTATTCCTCTATCAACGCTGCCGACGCTTCCGGGTCAACAATCGCCTGGTACAACTGCTCGTTGGAAACGTCCATGTTGGCGTACACCCGGAACGCTCCACGAACCCCCTGGCTGTGTTCAGAAAGGGTCTGGTATTCGTTTATCCGTGAGGCCAGTTCCGTGTCGTCTATGCCTCGTTCTATGAGAGCCGCATAGTCCAACGGGGTCTCCGTGGTCTCGTTCAGCATCCCTGCGGCCCGCAGAACCTCCTGGTAATCACGGATACGGGTGATGTAGTCGTTCTCGTTCTTGAACCTCATCCGGCCCTGGTCGTCTTTGATCGACGGGAACGTCGCCTTCCATTGCGGAGTGTTGCGAATCTTTGCCAGCAACACGTTGGCGTCTGTGCCCGCTTCGACGCCCTCTACGATCATGTCGATCAATCCCAGACCCTCAGCCCACGGGTAATGCTCCAGAATGAACCCCATAGCCTCGTCGTAGGCGACGGCTTCGGGGGGTTGGATTACCTCCCCGGTTGGGAGAACCGTTGAGAACTTGGTTACGTCCTCAGCGTCGTAGGTGATGACATCCCCGGTGTTCTTGAAATGCTTGATGTCCCCTGTGCCGCTCATCAAAGCGTCGACCTGTTCTTCGGTCACCCCGTATTTGGTTATCAGCGCACCTCTCCCAACCCGGTGCTCAAGGATGTCGGATCGGATGCTTCTAGCCTCCTGGAACTGCTGATATTCGGTCCCAGCGGCAGCGATACGGGCAGACCACCTGTCCACATCCGACGCAGTGATCGGAGCGGTCAAAGCACTCTGGCCGAAATCGCTGAGTGCTATCTCAATGACCTGGGCCAGCACCTCCCACGGGTTCATACCCAGACGGCCACCACGGGCCCTGTTCCCTAACGTCGAATCGGTGACCCTGGCCATCTCAGCGGCCACGGAGGCATCCAACGCCCACTGGTCTTGCAACTCCTGTGGAGCGTCGGACCTG